AGACGCAAAGGCAAAAGCTAAAGCGATTTCAGACAGAAATAAAGGAAAGAAGTAGTCTATGGCATTACCTACTTATTTATCGTTAGTAAATGATGTGCTTGTGCGTATGCGTGAGCCTCAAGTCACGACTGTCTCTGAAAACACAGTATCAACTCTTGTTGGCAAATATGTCAACGATGCTAAGCGTCAAGTAGCAGATGCCTACGATTGGGACGCATTTAACCAAGCAATCAATGTCTCAACTATTGTTGGTCAATCAACTGGTTATTCTTTGACTGGTGCTGGTGTACGTTTTAAAACGATGGATGTTATCAATACCACTCGGTATTATCAGATGACACCCATTACTCATACTCAGTATGACGCTTACTATTACACCATTTCATCTCCTATCACTACGATGCCGATGAACTACACCTATGGTCGAGTAGATACCAATGGTGATATGAAAGTAAACTTCTGGCCTGTTCCTGATGCTGTTTACAACATTAGATTTAGCTTGGTTATTCCTGAGAATGACTTTACTTCTGATTCTGATGTAACTTATCTTGCTAAAGAACCTATTGTATTGGGTGCTTTGGCTCGTGCATTGGTAGAACGTGGTGAAGATGGTGGTCAGAACAGTTCTGAAGCCTATGCCATGTATAAGAACTGCTTGGCTGATCTGATTGCTTTAGAGTTGGCTCGTTCGCCTGAAAACGACTCTTTTGAGGCTGTCTAATGGCTCAACCAATACAAACCTTTTCGATTACTGCACCAGGGTTTTATGGCCTGAATACGCAGGACTCGTCACTTGATTTAGCAAGTGGTTTTGCATTGGTTGCCAATAATTGTGTGATTGACCAATATGGTCGTATTGGCGCTCGTCAAGGATGGACTCCTTCTCACTCAACATTGGGTGCTTTGGGTACATCAGATGTTAAGACCATTGCTGAACTGATTGACAGAGATGGTACTAGCTACACATTGTGCGCTGGTAACAACAAGATATTTAAATTGTCTGGTGGTGTTCTTACTCAAGTAACCTTTAATGGTGTTGGTACTGCTCCTACGATTACTGACAGTAATTGGTCAACCGCTTACCTTGATGGAGACTTGTATTTCTATCAAAGAGGTCATGTTCCGATTGGATTTGACCCTGCAACATCAACAACTACTTATTATCGTGTTGACCAAGAAGCTGGATATAACGGCACAGTACAGTTGGCAAACATTGTTATCTCTGCTTATGGACGTATTTGGAATGCAGATACAACGACAGATAAAGTAACTGTTCAATGGTCTGACACAAAGAATCCTCAAAAGTTTGGTTCTGGTACTGCTGGTACTTTGGATACAACTTCTGTATGGCCTAAAGGGGGGGATACCATTGTTGCCCTCGCTGCTCACAATAACTTCTTGTTTATCTTTGGCAAACGAAATATCTTGGTTTATCAGGGTGCAACTGCGCCAGCTACGATGACCTTGTATGACACCATAGAAGGCATTGGTTGTATTGCCAGAGACTCAGTCTGCAATACTGGTACTGATGTTATTTTCTTGTCTGATACTGGTGTGCGTAGTGTGATGCGTACAGTCCAAGAGAAGTCTGCTCCTTTGCGTGATATTTCTAAGAATGTTCGCAATGACTTGATGTCTGCTGTCGCTGGTGAAGATTCGGCTACGATTAAAGCTGTTTACTCTCCTCGCAACGCTTTTTACTTGTTGACATTACCAGTTCTAAAGACTGTTTACTGCTTCGATATGAAGGCTCAGTTGCCAGATGGTGCTGCTAGGGTTACAACTTGGGACTCTATTGAGCCTAAAGCATTCTGTCAGAAAGTAGATGGTACTTTATTGCTTGGCAAAGCTGGTTATATTGGTTCTTATTCAACCTATCAGGATAATGGAACGAGTTATCGTTTTCAATACTATACTAATCACACAGACCTTGGTGCGCCATCAGTAACTTCTATTTTGAAGAAACTATTGGTTGTTGTGATTGGTGGAACTAACCAGTATTTAACCTTCAAATGGGGTTATGACTTTAGAGGAAACTACCAGTCTCAGAACGTACAGATTCCATCTCAAGGAGTCTATTACTATGGGGTTGCTGAGTACAACACTACAGCAGAATACTCTAATGGTGTTGCTTTACAGACGTTAACTGTTTATCCAAATGGTTCTGGTAAGGTAATCCAGACAGGATATGAAGCAGATGTAAGTACCGCTTTGAGTATTCAAAAGATTGAAATTCATGCCAAGAATGGCAAAGTTGTTTAAGGAAACGATATGGCTTCTTATACCAAGAGTACGAACTTCGCCAGTAAAGACAGTTTATCTACTGGCAATCCTTTAAAGATTGTCAAGGGTACTGAGATTGATACTGAGTTCAACAACATTTCCACGGCTATTGCTACCAAACAAGACTATGACGCTGATCTAGATACATGGGCAACAAAAACTGCTCCTAGTGGAACTGTTGTTGGCGATACAGATACTCAAACTCTCACAAACAAAACCTTTACAAACCCAACTGTTACGAACTATGTTGAGAGTGTTGTTGCCATTGGTACTGTGACAAGTTCTAGCACGATTAGTCTAACTTCTGGCACTGTTCAAACAGCAACGCTGACTGCTTCTACTGCTTGCACATTTACGATGCCTACTGCTACTGCTGGTAAATCATTTGTTTTGTTACTTAAACAAGCAGTATCTACTGGCAATGGTACTGCAACATTTACTGGTGTGAAATGGGGTACTGCTGGCACACCAACTGTGACTGCTACTGCTGGCAAAATGGACATCTTCTCGTTTGTTAGCGATGGTACTAACTGGTATGGTTCTGTTGCACAAGGATACACACCATAATGTTTGCCTCTCGTAATTTCTTTTTAGCAGGTGGTGGCACTAAGCCTAATGCACCTACTATTGGCACTGCGACTGCCACTGGCACAACTACGGCTACAGTTTCTTACACTGCTCCCGCCTTTGATGGTGGATCGCCCATTACCAGCTACACAGCGACATCATCACCAGGCGGTATAACAGGAACTATTAGTCAATCAGGTTCTGGAACTATTACTGTTAGTGGCTTGTCTACTGGTACAACTTATACATTCACTGTAACTGCAACTAATGTCATTGGAACAAGTAATGCAAGCAGTGCTAGTAATTCAATTGTTACTGTGCCTGTAATTGGTCAATCGTTCCAAGGCGGATATTATGGTGGTGCTATTTCTACAACTGCAAATGGTGTAGCAACTCACTACTTAGTTGTTTCACCTAAAGCATTTGGTGAAGATTCTAAGCAATTTGCTACATCACCAGGTTTTTCTGATCCAACAAGTTTTATCAATGGCCCTGCAAACAGTAGCACTATGAATGATAGCAACCATCCTGCTGCTCAATTCTGCGAGGGTTTAACAATTGGTGGATATTCTGATTGGTACTTACCATCAAGAGATGAATTGCATACTATTTATTATTTCTTGAAGCCAACAACAACAAATAATAATACAAGTAGTGGATACAACGCATATGCAGTAAGTCCACAACCAGTTAACAGTTTTTATTCAGCAACTATTCCATCTCGTACATCAGTTTCAGAGTTCCAAAGTGGTGGTGCTGAATTTTTTGAAACAAGTGATTATTATTGGGTAAGTACACAAAATGATTCTTCATATGCAAAAACAATGCAGTTTAATAATGGTGACTCAACGACTGTTTTAATTAAAAGCTCACAAGTTAGGGTAAGAGCTATTCGTAGAGTAGCGGTATAAGGAAATATCATGGCAGTATCTAGTGAAGACATAGTTAATTTTCTCTTAGCCAATCCTGGCATGAGCGATGCCGCTATTTCTGCTGCTATGGATATGTATGGTGTTACTCCATCAATGATGGCTCAAGCAGTCGGAATACCCGTACAACAAGTTGAACAAAGATATGAAGCTGCCAAAGCACCAGAACCTGTCTATACGCCTCCTGTGTACACGCCAGAACCTGTTTACACTCCTGAACCTGTATATACACCAACTCCGCCACCACCTATTCAAGAGGCAACAACTATGGCAGTAACAAACCAACAAATTATTGACTATCTATTAGCCAATCCTAATCTTAGTGATGCTCAGATTGTCTCCGATATGGAGAAATTCAAAATATCGCCTGCTCAGATGGCTAGTGCTGTTGGTCTACCTGAAGGACAGATAGTTTCCCGTGTAGCGGCTACTGTTCCCAATGGTCAATCAGTTACTCTTGGCGATACTATTATTGCACCTCAGTATCGAGTTACTGGTTCAGGTGAAACACAAGAAATTGGCCCACTTGAAGGTATTACTACTGCTAAAACTAACGCAAACAACATAGGCGATACATACAAATCATATACACCTACTGGTGAATTTCAGGGAACTGGTCAATATCAAAAAGTTGATTCTGGAAAAGACTTTTTGAAGTTTGCTTTAGGTGCTGGCGCTTTGTTTGGTTTACCAAGTTTATTAAATCTTGGTGCGGCTGGTGCGGCTGGTGCTGTTGGCGCTGATCTAGCAGGTTTGAGTGGTATTCCTGCGGGTACTGGCGCTTTGACTGCGGCTGAGTCTGCGGCTTTGTATGGAACTGGTGGTGCAACTGGCTTGCTAACAACTCCTGCTACTACTGGTGCTTTGACAACAGGTGGTACAGGCGCACTAACTACTGCTGGCGGTACTGGAGCTTTAACTACAGCGGGTGGAGCTGGTGGTTTATTGTCAACAGGATTACCAGGTACAGGAACAGTTGGTGGAGCATTGGCTACAGGTGCTTTATCTACTTTAGGTGGTGTGGCTACAAACAAATTGCTTGGCGATGTTGTGACTGGTGGATTAGGTTTAACAGGTGGTTTACTGCAAAGTCAAACATCTAAAGAAGCGGCTCAGACTGCTGCTCAGAACGTCAATAAAGCTACTCAGGCTGGTGTAGCACTATCTCAGTTCCGTCCAGTTGGGATGACCACTCGTTTTGGTACTTCAAACTTTACATACGACCCTACAACAGGTCAAATGACATCTGCTGGATACCAACTCAGTCCAGAGGCTAAAGCGGCTCAAGATCGCTTGGTTGGCTTAGCAGGGCGAGGCTTAACTCAGGCTGAACAAGCTCAACAACAGTTTGCTCCTTTGCAACAAGGCGCTACCAATCTGTTTAACCTTGGTAATCAGTACATTCAACAGTCTCCTGAACAGGTGGCTCAAGACTACATCAATAAGCAGATGGCTTTGCTTGCTCCATCAAGAGAGACTAGCTTGGCTAACCTTGCTAATACTTTGTCATCTAAGGGAACTACTGGTTTGTCTATTGCCCAAGGTGGTGGTCTTAAAGCGGCTAATCCAGTTGCACAAGCCTTTGCCAATGCTCAAGCAATGCAAGACCTCCAACTGGCGGCTCAAGCCCAACAAGCTGGTCAACAGAATGTCAACTTTGGAGCGGGACTGCTTGGTCAAGGTGCTAATGCTATGGGTCAGTACTATGGTGGTCAGACTGCCGCATATCAGCCCTATACGACTGCTTTGGGACAGATTCAAAGCCTTGAGACTGCTGGTCAACAACCACTTCAATTGGGCGCACAACTTGGTCAACAAGCGGCTACAGCGGGTGCTAATGCTGGTCGAATTGGTCTCGCAGGAGCGCAAATTGCTGGTGGAATGCTGACAAGCCCTGCTGTGACTAACAATCCTTATGCTTCTTTCTTGGGTGGTTTGGCTTCTCCAACATCTACATTAGGTCAAGGTATTTCCAACTGGATTACAGGATATAACCCAACAGCAGATCAAAATGCTGCAATCAATCCTTATTTCACACCAACAACACCTTGGATTGGCTAATTTAAAGGAAAAATCATGGCAGATATAGCAGGATTGTTTGGCATTACGCCACAGATGTATGAGCAACAACAACGTCAAGCCGCCTTAAATGAAGGTGTGTCAATGGCTAAGTTAGCTCCTGAAGACAGAGCGCAAGCAATGATTTATTCTGCTGGTGCAGGTTTAGGTCGTGCTGGTGGTGGATTATTGGGCGCTGAAGACCCACAGATGCAATTGATTAGCAATCGCAATCAAGTAATGCAACAGTTGAATTTGAATGATCCTACTTCCTTAGCTAAAGGTGTAGAGATTTTCAATCGTACTGGTGATGTTCAAGCAGCTCAAGCATTGGCTGCACAAGTTCAAGCCATGATGAAGGCTCAAGCTGAAACTCAAAAGATTGGTGCTGAAGCCACTAAGATTGGTTTAGAAAATGTCAGCAAGCAAGGTGCAGTTCAGCAGTTAATCTCTCAGTTTGGCATGGATCAGACTCAGGCTCTTGCTGTTGCATCTAATGCCGATTTGTTAAAAAGTTATTTAACACCCAAAACTCAACAAGGATTTAAACTTCTTGAAACAGGAAAATATACTCCTGAAAGTATTAATTCTTGGGTCAATGGTGGAGAACTTGAGATTATTGATAAGACTGCCAAACCACCAGCAGATTGGCTTGGTAAGGCTCGTGAACTTGGATTACCTGTAGCCGCAACCTTTGGGTCATATACTCCTGAACAAGTAGCCGCTGTTAATAAAGCAGTTTTCAATGAAGAGATTGCTAAAAAAGCCGCAGGAGCAGCAGTCACTCGTGTTTCTATTAGCCAAAAAGGTGACGAAGCATTTGTTACTGAACTTGGTAAGTTGGATGCTAAGAAAGTTAGTGACGCCTTTACAACTCGTGAGAATGCCACTAGTGCAATTAACTCTCTCAACAAACTTGCTCAACTACCTGACAATGAACTTATTTCAGGTCAATTTGCAACAGGTCGTGTTGGAGCAACAAATCTTTTAACTTCTTTAGGTCTTGCATCCGAAACAGATGCCAAGAAACTTTCAACTAGTCAACAATACCAAAAAGTTGCTGGAGACGTTATTTTGCAGACCCTTGGTGGAAAATTGGGTTCTGGATTCTCTAATGCGGATCGTGAGTTCATTGCTAATCTTGTTCCTCAACTTGAAACAAATCCTGATGCTCGCAGAAAACTTATTTCTTTCATGCAGAATAAGAATCAAGATATTGTTAAAGAATCAATTAGGCTTGAAAACTATGCACGACAGAATAAAGGTTTGTCAGGATTTGAGCCTAAGATTCCTATGTCTGTTGCTCCTAGTCAGCCAAGACCTTATTCTGGCTTGAGTGATGCTGAACTTGAAGCAAAAATCAGAGCTGCACAAGCTCAACAACGATAAGAGGTAATGTATGGCTGACAATTTGGCGGAACTCATTGCTGAAAGAGAAAGACGATCTGGTCGTGTGACTGGTGGAGTTGGTAGCGTTCTTCAACAACCTGAACAAACAACAACCTTAGAAGAAGTTAAAAGGGCTGTTACATCTCTATTAAAAGGCTCTACAAAGGGAATTATTGATTTAGCAGGAGGATGGGGTAATGTCTATGATGTTATTAAACAAAGTAAAGAACCTAATCCATTATCTAGCCAAGGAATAGTTAATGCTATTTCCAATGCTGGTGGCCCTGACTTGATGAAACTTCAAGGTTACAAGGGTTTATATGATGTTGGTCAGGCTGGCGCTCCACAAGCAGCTATGAATCTTATAGCACCTGGTTCTGGCTTGTTTAGAATGTCAACTCCTTTGAGATCGGCTACCACAGAATTTGGAGTTGCTGGTGGGTTGGGAATGTTGTCTCAACAGGTAGCTCCTGAGAGTATGGCTGCTCAGTTAACCATGCAAACCTTGCCATATTTTTTTGCAGGTGGTGTTCGTGGTTATAGCGCCAAAGGTCAGCAAGACAAAATCAACGAATATAAGAAGTTGCTTCCTGAAGGCGATAAAAACATTTTTGATGAGTTTATGTTGCGTGGTCAAGGCTCTTCCGATCCTGTTGTTGCTGCTGACATTGCTCGTCTTTCTCGTTCTCCAAAATATCTTGAACTAATTAATGCTTTAAACGAAGGTGCTGCAAAGAAAGCTACATCAGGCATAGAACCTAAAGCGGCTAATTTGAGTCAAGAACAGGCTAAAGTTGGCATTATTCAGGCTATTCAAAACAAACTTGAATCAATTAGAGATAGCAAAACAACGGGTTTATTTGAAAAGGCTAAAGGTTATGGTGCAAATACACCTTTAGTAGCTCCTGAAGCAACATTGGCAAACATTGATAACCTGATTGCTAGATATTCTGCTCAAACCACACCTAATGCTGATCGTGCAGTTCAGGTACTACAAGGTATTAAAGATCGTTTAATTACAGAAGTTCCTGTTAATCCAGAACAAGTTGCTCTTAGAGGCGCTACAGGCCCTATTGAGATGACAAATAAGCGTACTGTTGAGCAAGTTCAAGGTGTTTTGTCAGAGTTTGGCAAGAAAGCATCTGCTGGTGACAACTTAATTAAAGACTTATCCATTTCTGATGAAAGAATCATCTCTAGTGCTATTTTTGGCGGCATGAAAGAGGATTTGAGAACTGCTATTAAGGCATCGTCAGGAAACGATAAAGCCGCTTTAAATTTATTATCTGAAGCTCGTGATCGTGTTCAAAAGTCAAGCAATGATTATCGTGAGGCAATTTCTCAAGGAATGCCAGCATTTTTGCAAAACAAGACACTTGCGGAAATATCTCCTGAAGAACTTTTAACTACATACAAAGCATTGACGCCTAATCAGCGAGCATCAATGCGCTCTTGGATTGATAACACCGATTCTGCGGCTTTATCTGTACTAGATAAACAAGTATTTGATGATTTCGTGAATAAGGCTCGAACACCAAATGCTTTAGGCGTAGAAACAGTTAACTTGGAGTTAATGGCTAAAAATTGGCGTAGTCTTAACAATGTTGATAAGGATGCTTTGGCTACAGCTTTGGGAACAAATGCAGGTGAATTTGGCAACCGCATGAAAGATGCTGAATTGATGACTCGTAAAATGAGTGTTTCTAAGCCATCAGAACCTCCAATAGTTAGCGGTGAGGTCGTTAGAGAGACTTCTGCTGTTTTGGGCGCTGCTGGTGGTTATGGAACATCTAAACTTGGTCAATTAGGTTTAGATATTGTTAATTCGTTTACTAAAAATGGTTTAACAGAAGACCAGCTAATGAAGGCCTTGTTAACTCCTGAAGGCGCTCAATTTTTAAAGACTGCTAGTTTGAGTCCAAGGTCTGCAAATGTTTTAGCAGATTTGACAAAAATGGAAAACTCTAATCCTGTTGCCAAATGGATGCTTGGAACTACTGCTCGACTTGGGCCACGTATGGCTAGTGCAGAACAACCTACAGTCCAAACACAAGAACAGGCAACTGTTGGTCAAGATGAACTTGCTGCTTTGTTACAAGAACAAGCGTTGCGTCAACAAGCCCCTCAAGCACCTGCTGAACAAAATGGTTTATCCAGGTTTTTGCAAGAGCAAGTAAATCAGATGCAACCTCCACAGCAATGATGGAATGGACAGAAGTAATGGCGGTAATTTGTGTCCTTACTTTTGTCATATTTTGTAGCTACATTATTGCAGTCTGCGCCCCCTGAATACAGGTGTGTCAGATGGGGTTGGACAGGTGATGTTTACAACAGGAAAGTCTATTGCCTTGAGTGGAAAAAGATTGAAAAGAAATGATTAGCCCAGAAGTAGCCCTAGAAGG